AGGTATTGGTGTCTAGCGTGGCCTCGATGGCATCGTCATCCAGACCCTCGGTAGCCTCAAAGTCAAAGAAGAGGCCGACCCGGCTAGCCCAGATTGTCGACGGCCGCGACTTGCTCCCGCCAAAGTAAAGGCGGCCTTCATGGAAGGTGACGGTGCGCGGGTAGCCCCGTGTGCTAGACCACACGGGTTCATAGTTCGTCTCGATTTCCCAACTGCCGGAAGCAATTGCTGTGGCACTAAAGAACGGGAACTCGACGATTGCAGATGCGACAGTTGCGCTAGTGACGGCGATGATGCGCGCACGACCCTGCGGGCTGGCATTGATGTACTGACCAACTGATGCCGTGGTGTCAAAGATGACAATCGAGTACGCCGTCGTTGCATCTGGCGTGACCGTCCATGCGGTGTCTACCGTAGCTTGTTTCGTGGTGCCGTTATAGTCAATGATCTGACGAACCTGGCCGGAACCCGTGCCACCCGTAGTACGGACAAACTGACCGTTGTAGAAATCATTGACAGCACTTGCTGTTGATGCAAGCCGGATAGATGTTGATGTCGAGCCCGCCTGCGCAGTGCCAGCTAGCGCGGCGGTTGACGCAGTCAACGTAATCTTCCCACTGATGGCCGATGGGGTCATCGTGCCCTGCGGGGGGAATACGCGGCTAACGAAGTTGTACTTCGGGACTGAGTCGAACGTAATCGAGGTCGCCGTCCAGTCTGCATTAGTCGCGCCGCGCACGATTCGCACGGGCACGATGTCTTCGTGGACAACAATGAGCGTATCCGCACTTTGCGTCCAGCAGATGGACGAAAGGCGCGCACCCGTCAGGCCAACGGCAGTTGTGTCTAGGTACGGGTCGCCTGAGCCGTTTATGTTGGTGATGAGCGTCTTGTTGCGGAAGACGTACATACGGTTGTGCGTGAACACCAGCATATAGCTATCGCTAGTGCTGAACTCAAACGCCACGCAGCGCACACCATTGCCGGCAGACTCCGATCCAGAGCTAGGCAAGTCATACAGGAACCTGGTGCCGGGCCGGCGGCGCAGGCCGCCCTGCGGCTGGATGACAACATTCGTGGCCTCGGATAGCGCGTTCTGATACGCCTCAAGATCGACGCGAGCCCGCAGCAGCGGGTCCATCTCGCCCGTGCTGAAGTTGGTCTGGATCGAGACGAAGCGTGCCATCAGCCCCTCACCGCAATCAGCGAGTAGTCCTCAATGGTTTGCACCGGCTGGCCTTGGCCGTCAATGTTCATGGCAGTACGCATATAGCCACCACGGCCATTCTCGGCCGGAGAACCAACCGCAACGCTTTGCCAATACTGCGCCTTCTCGACTTGGTCGGTGATGGGCAGCGCCATGTGCCATGCGATGAGATACTTGAGCAATTGCACGAAGTACGTCGGCATTGCGTACTCTGGCGTCGAGTATTGGTACTCGGCGTAAATCTTCTCCTCGTTGGTGAGGAGCTTGTCTCCCATCAGCTCATAAGCAGAGATAGGGACGATGTTCGTTGATGCGCTGTTGTAAATCCTGCGCGGAGGGCCAATGCCATCACCGGGCAGCTGGTATTGATACTTCCACTCGTTAATGGGAGCGGCCGTCAGCCTTGCCAATTGCACCTTCTTGAAGCTGAAGCTCCAAGGGTAGGTAATCAGTGCCTGGTCGCGCACATCGCCATAAAGACGGTCGGCGACATTGGCCTCGTCGGTGCCATCGTTGAACGAAGAGATGGGCCTGGCGCCGAGCATGATTAGCGCGTCAGAACAGATCGAGAGTGCTGAATCACCAGATGCCATCACAATCCCTCAATGTGAAAGAGGCCAGCCCCTGTGAACAAGAGCTGGCCCCGTGCTGCTATGACACCAATCAGTCGGTGTCGGTAGCGGAGACGGTGGTGCCGTCCGCGATGTCAACGGTCGAAGACGTGACCGAGTTGACATAGGTCACAACCAGCGACGGGGTGGTGGTGTCGTACACGAAAATGACATCACCAACCTTCAGCGTGTCCTTCAGCGAAGCGAAGTAACCGACCGTGTTGATCGTGGCTTGCGTGTCGGCCGACTTGTACATATACATCGACGGCGCGTTGCCAGCCTTGGCAGCACAGACGGTGACCCAACCAGTAGCGTCAAAAGCCATGATCAGTCTCCTTAAGCAGATTCGCGGCAGGTGATCGAAACGATACCTTCCGCATCAATGGTGACAGCACCGGCCGAGAACACTTCGTTAACCAGCCACGAAGTCTTTTCCGGGATGTAGTTGATTTCGGTGCGCATGGCGATACCTTCGGCGTAGCCGAGAGCGTCGCGATGGAACGCGAAACAGGTGCGGTCAAGCGAACCGTCGATGGCCAGACCACCCTCGGAGCGATCACCCAGAATGTGGAAGGTGAAGCCCATGTAGGTGTTCAGCTCGCCAGACACCAGCGCCTTAACGGTGTTGAAGTCGCTCGAGGTAACCGAGGTTTCCGAGAGCAGATTCGACAGGCCATTGGCGTGGATGATGATGTGGCGGCCTTCCGGCGGGACGTTGTTCTTGTCCAGCAGGCGCTTCGCCTCGCGCAGCTTGGCGATGTTCATGTTGCTGTCGGCGGCGCCAATGTCGTTCGACACGGTCAGCGACGTGCCAGAAGCGGCCAGGGCGTCGAGGATAAGCTGGTCTTGGCGACGGCCCATTGCGCTGGCAACCACTTGCACCAGCTCTTGACGCTCGTCGAAGTTGACCTTGGCTTGCGAGAAGATGTCCGAATACTCGGCAGCATTCCAATCCTGCAGCGTGCAGGTGACGTTGCTGAAACCGACGTTCATCGGGGTCACATCGGTCTGCGGAACGCGCAGCGTAGCGACGCCCTTGCCGACCTTCGGGAACTTGACAGTGCTGCCTTCAACGCCACGACGTTGACGCACGGCGGGCACAAGCATGGCCTTACCTTGGTAGGCTTGCTTGACCTCGGCATCAAACAGGGTGACGAAGGCATTGCTCAGAGAGATAGCCATTTCGTACTCCTTGTTAAATTGACAAAAGTTTGTTTGCCGCGCCGGTGAGCCAGTTGCCTGGGCCGATTGCTTGCTGCTTACGGCAGCCACTCGTCAGCGTCTCGCTGCGGTCAGGGTCGGTTACCCGATTAGCCTTATCGCGCTTTTACAGGCGCGGCAGATAAAATGCAACAGCATTTATAGGTTGGCAAAAAAAGACCCGCACGAAGGCGGGTCAGTTATTACTTGAGAGGAGGAAAGCGGAGTTAATTCTACTCCGAGAAAGTTTCCTGGAACATCCGCTCCACTTTCTTGCGATATGCGGTGTCGCTGGTATAGCGAGGATCGGCGACCATCTGGTAAAGCTCGTCCTTGCTTGGCGCTCCATCAACCGGCATGGAGCTGGTCGGCACACTGTAGTTCTCAAGACTGCTGCGCAGTTTCATAAACGCACGCAATCCTCGGGCTGTGCCGCCCATAATCTTGAACTCCTCGAAGTCGTCCTTTGACCAGACGCCTTTCTGCACCAGGCCGGCGGCCCAATCAACCATGCCCTTAATCATCGAATCGGCATTCGGGCCAAGAGCTTTACGCTCGGATTCGTAGTTGGCCTTAAATTGAGCGGACTGCTCGCCTTGCATGGCAACAACATCGCCGACCAGTTTGTCGAGCGCAGCCTGGCTTACGCCAAACTCAGATGCCCACGACAGAACGTGATTGCGCACTGGGTCATCCTCGGGGATGCCGGCAAATGCGCTGGTGTCGTACTTGCCGTCCGCCGGAGCTTTGTGCTTGCCTTGGGCGATCTGCTTGCGCAGGTCACTCCAGCTTTTGGCAATGCCCTCCAGGTCGGGCTCGTCCTGCTTCCAGAAGTTCTCCGGCCACCAGTCAGGACGCTCCAGCGGGCCGTCGTCCTGCTCCGGCGCCTGCTTGTGGTCAATCTGTACTTGCGAGGTATCCTGCTGGCCTTGACTATCATCGGGCAGAGTCGCCGAGTCGAGTAGGCCAGCGTCTGCCGTTTCCGGCGTCGAGCTGGGCTCGTTGTCTTGCATTTCCATCACAGGTTCCTTGCGCGTTTAATCCGTGCTTCGATGTCGCGGACGACGCTGTTCTGCCCTTCACGGTAGAACGCAAAGTCTGCAACCGCACCCGGCACGGCGACGGGTTGCTCCAATAGCGTGGCGCGTAGCCATGCCATGAGTTTCTGTCCATCTTCGGAACCGAGTACGCGCAGGCACAAACGGTCTAGGTCTTCAGACCGTTGTGCTACGTCTCGGATGTCGGTTGGGATTGCCTCAAGATCGTCCCAGCTCACTCCATCTCCATCATTTCATCATCGTCGTCTGCAAAGGGCGACTTGCCCTGCTTCATCCGCATGATTGCGTGATCGAATGCCTTTTTGATTATGGCCTCGGTGGGCGGCTTGTCTTTCAAAAGGCGAGCCACTTCGGACTTATTGAGCGTCGGAACCAACAGGGGAATCTCAACCTCTTTATCGTCGATTGAAACGCCGATTGACAATTCGGTAGATACACCACCATCTGGGCGCTTGAGTTCCCCAAAATACCCGCGCCCCTTCTTGTTGCCGTCTTTGCGGCTGCCATATCCGTAATCCATATCAGCCTCCAACCATCTGCGCCACCGCGCCCGCCGCAGCCTCAGGGTTTTGCGCTGCGAGCGCCTGCGCCTGCTGCGCCATGTCCTTCGCCATCAGGGCGCGCTCCTCTGGAGAGTTGCGCACTGCCGCTGGCACCCCAAGCTTCTCGGCAATCAGGTCAAGCATCGGGCCGACCTTGAGCGTCATCTGCCCTTCGGGGCCAGCGCCCTGAGCGATCTGGGCGAACTGCAGGACGTTGTTGACCTCTTCCATGTTCTGCGCCATCGCAAGCGGAGACACCGGCGCCACCTTGACCTCAAGACCGTTGACGCGCAAAGGTAAATCTATCAGGCCGCGGTCATCCATAACCTGCAGAATCTTCGATACGGTCGGGATCATCGTCTCGTTGATGAGACGGCCAAATGCCGAGCCCAGGTTCTGCGCGAGTTCCTTCATGCGCTCCACCACCTCGGTGGCCGAGCGTGCGCTCATGTTGTCTGGCGGCAGCGACTCATCCAACAGGATGCGCTTGATGTTTTGCGACAGGTCATTGATGACCAGCTGGCTGACGTTGAAGTCTCCGGCTCGAGGCAGCGCACGCAGCGACTCTCCCTGCGGGCCACCGTTGCGGGCCACAGGGATGATGGCGCCTGGCACGATCTTGACCGTTGCCGGGTTCAGCACACCGTCGTCGGCTGCGGTGTAGACGCCGGCGATAGCAAGGCTGGCATTCTTGAGCAGCAGCTCCTTGGTCTTGTTCAGCGTCTTGATGTCCGGCAGTGCGGTCACCAGCGGGCCGCGACCGTACACTTCTCCGGCCACCTTCATGTAACGCGACACCACCCAAGGCGACACCTTCATGCGCCGGTAGACAATCTCGCTCTTGGTCTCCTTATGGATGACGTGGTAGCAGTAATCGCCGCGCTTCGCGTCATAGACCGTGGCCTCAATGAGGTCGATGTCTTCAGAGGGCTTGAGTTCGATGGCAGACTTGAGCTGCCCTTCGATCTTGGCATCCGGCCACTGGCGCGAGATGACTTCACCCTTGATGCGCATCCGTCGGTACACGTTGTCGACCTGGCCGTTGGCACCTTCCTCGATGCTGACAAGGAACTGCGGCACCGGCACAAAGTTGATCGGCGACACATCATCGCCAGGCTGAATCATCATCACTGCCGTGCCGACCGCAAGGTCAAGCAAGAACTCGCCCATCGCGATGTCGAAGTTCGACTGCTTCAGCACGGCGAACATCTTGTCGGTGTATACGTCTAGCGCGGCCTGGGCCTGAGTCCTGCGCTCCTGCGGGATGTCCGGCCCCGGCTCCAGCTTGCACCACTTGCGCTGCGGCGGAAAGATGCCCGACTGCAGACGGTTGGCAAACCGCTGCGTGCTGTTGATAGCGGTCGAGTCGAACACGCGGGCCATCTTCTTTTGGCCGGCGACCTTGCCCTCCCAGTATCCGTCGTACAGGTTCCGTTGCGGCAGGGCGAACTCGTAGCAGTCCTCGTACAGACTGCGGAAGTCGTCCTTCTTGCGCAGCGCAATCTCGTGCCGCTTGATGATGTCGTCGACATTCAAGCGCATCATCTCAGCCATTTTTCGTCCCTTCGTATTTTTTCAGCAGGTTGCGGCCCTTCTCGGCCAGGCGTGCAGCGGCAGATGCATTGGTGGGCGCGGGCTCGCCCCATGCGCGTGCCGCCAGCGCAAGGCGCGTCGGCTCGCCATCGTCCTTCGTGAGCGGCCCGCTCGGGTTGGTGTAGAACCTAGTGAGGAAGCTGCCCTTGCGGCGCATCTTCTCCGGCGTATCGGCGGCGCCCTTCACCCCCGGCTTAAGGTCGGCGCCTTCTTTGCGCTTAAAGTAAGCGCGGCCGGCTGCGGTCAGCCCTCCCTTTGGGTCTTTAATCGGCTCGTCACTCATACCATTCCAGTGCTAGGTGAGCTGCGTGCGAGGCCCCGTTGACGTTGGTCAGGCGGAACAGATAGTTAGTCAGTGGCTTAAGCACATACTCAAGCGATCCAGCGGTGCCGCCGCCAGACTTTTTGCCAGAACCACCGGGAATGATTTCTGCGTCAAGCTGAGTGCCAAGCGAGCTGACCGTCGGATTGATGATCATCGCAACGCCGCTGGTGGACGTGTTGTAGTTCCGGTTG